CCTGCCTTGATGGCGTGGATCAAGTCACGGTAGAAGTTACCGTACTCGCCCCATGCAGATTGGCCAGTCTTGGTCCCGGCGAATGGGGCCACGTACTGGCGTTCGAACATGTTCATCAAGAAGGTGATGGTGTCGAGCACCGCACCGGTGACGCCAGGTTCTGCTTCGATCTGAGCCACGTACTCAATCACGTCCTTGGCGTCAGCGATTTCGACGCTCTGCATGAAGCGATCACGGAACGGGAGTTCCTTCAGATCGGCATTCAAGTAGACCATCGAACTCTGCGGAAGATTCCGGAGTGATGTCGACTTGCCGGTGTTGGGCTTGCCCATCACCATGACAATGTTTTTGTTCTGGGCCATTGTGATTCCTTTGGTTCCAGCGATTGATAACCAAAGAAAGGGATGACGGTGCACCCCCTTCTTCAACGTGCAGTGAAGCGCTTGGCCACGGTCACGAGGATCGTGCTATCCAATTCATCCTTGTCCAGAGGAGCATTGAGCTTGCCGTTGAACGCATGTACCTGATGGGTGACCTCAATCAGGTTCATGCCGTTGTCCACCAAAGCCAGTGCGTATTTCAGCATCTGGTTGTTGCGATTGCCGCTGGCAATGCGAGAGGCGAACCAACGCTCCAGGTTGTCCAGGGATTGGACTTGCTGGAAGTTCTTGGCGTACTCAGCATTCTTGCTGGTCTTGGGAATGAATGGCAGTGCATCCAAGGTCATGCCTTCGAGATTGAAATGGATCTCTCCATCAGCAAACGACTCCCACTTACGTGAGCGTTGGTTTGCAGACTCGTCAACCTTGAATGGCAGCCAGCCCACCACGTTCGTCATGAACTCCTTGTACTCATCAGCGTCGAGTGCAAGCTCGTAGTTGATGGGGAGCACCAGTCGGAAGCGATCACCGTAACCTTCGGTCTGGTGACGCTTCGTCGTGTAGATCATGTACTTGTAGTCCTTGAGCAGTTCACGAGCGAAAGCCAGATTGTGTCCTTCGTCCACATCGATCACGACAAGGTTGAAACCAACCAGGACATTTTCTTCAGCACGGTGGCCGGCTTTGAAGTGGTGATTGGCCCAGTGCATTCCTTCAGTTTGCACAAGCAATCCGAGTTGGTCGAATGGGACCTTCTCGCCCAGGTAGTTGTAGGCCCAGTGGTCGCTGTAGCTGATGAACATCTCATCGAGATTGGTTTCCTTGAGCTTCTCGCCTCGGAAGAACTCGATGCCATCGACGAACGTCTTCTTGATGATGATGTGCTTCTTGTAGCCCCAGGCCGTGGCCAGGGTCATCATCTCGTTGCGTGCAGCATTGCCGCTCTTGTAGAACGGCAGGGCTTCCAGCAAGTCGGCGTGAGTGACTTCTTCGTCGATGCTGGCAATGTACTTGGCCAGCTTCACGTAGGTCTTCTCACGGTTCAGGATGGATTGGAAAGCAGCACCACTTTCCTCCACCAACAGGATGGCCTGCATCAGGTGTTCCATCTCGATCTCGCTGGAGCGATCCACGAATGCGTAGGCACCAGCCAGCTTCAAGGCTTTGAAGTAGCGATGCGAGATCTCGGCTTTGCGAATCTCTTCGTGATCGGCCATCAGATCAGCTGCCTTTTCGCAGGCGATCTTGTACTCCAACAAGCGAATGCCCACGGGCTCATCAACTGTCATCTTCCAGCCGAAGCGGGCAGGGTCAGCCAGATCATGGAAATGCATGGACCACTTGTCCACCACACTACTGTTGCCGGTTGAGATCAGCTTTTGGTAGATCTCGGTTGGCGTCATCGTGTTGAATGCCTTGCGGTCATGCTGTCCGATACCGAACAGACAACGACGTGCATAGCCGGTGTCAAGGAACGAATAGAACTGGTCTTCGGTTTGGCCACCATCCAGCAGCTTGCTCGGGGTACCGAACAGCAGCATGTTGGTTGGCGTCTTGCCGTCGATCTCTTCACCACGGGTGTTCTCAGCCGTGTTCTTGGTGAGCTTTTGCTTCACCAAACCCTGGTCGTACAGCTCCAGGAACAAGGTCAACATGTCGGTCGCTTCGATCAGATTGGAACCGATCTCGTCGATCTGCAAATTGATGGATCCGCAGTTGGCCAAACGCAGCTTGTGGATCAGCTGCTTGACGGCCGGTGTGGTGCCGCTGTCGAACGTGAAGGGGAATGCACCAGCACGTTTGAACTCGGAGCTGACGCCATCAAATTCTTCTTGAGCATCGGTGCCTTGTCGTGCAGCACGATCGTTGGCGATTTCCCAGAGATGCTTCTCAGAAACCACAGGCATGGTGTCTTCCATGAAGCGTTTCTTGAAGCCCTTGATGAGTTCGTTCTCCATGATGTTCACGGAGTGGCCTTTGCCGAAGCCTGATGTGGCCAAGGCAAGTGCGTAGATGTTCACTGGAACTTCACCACGATCCTTGGTCACAATGGTGGCTCGTTGGGAGCTGGCCAGCTTGCCCAGGAAGTAGCAGACTTCAACGCGGAAGAATCCACGATCGGTGTTGGTGGTCTTGTTGCACAAGACGTCGACAATCTCTGAGACTGCCGGGTGGTGGGTGACGCCGGTAAGGTCAATCATGGTGCGTCCTCAATTCCTAAATCTTCTCTGGACACAAACAAGTTTGATAAGTCAGAGACAAAGGAAGTCAAAGTAATCGTTGTGGTGCCGTCAGAGTTCAACTTACTTTTGGCCGCTTTGTTGATAAAATCAATAACAGCTTTTCTGCGCATTCGTTCTTCTGCTAATTTTTTACGAATTTCATATTGATCTGCTGCTAATCGGTTATTCAACAGTTTTTGTTTAACTAACTGTTGCTCCAATTCTTTGATTTTTTGGATCTTGTAAAATAGACTCATCATTCGAAGTACCTATCTTTCTGGCTACAGATGGGGAATGCCTCGCAGTAGCCACAGCGTTTAGGCTCTCCAGGTTTGGTGATCAGAACGCCCTTGCCTGCTTTGGACGCCAAAAAAGATTTGGCATCCGTGGCATTCTCAAAGTTCTTCGTTGACCGGCCAGATGTCTTGGCCGGGTCAGCATAATACTTGTAGACAGGGTCGGAGATCCACAGTTCCTCATCGGTGCAGTGGGGGATGTCCTTCTCGTCTGCTTCGGCGTACTTGAGGAAGTCGGCCAGCTTTGCCTTGACCCAGTCATCAGTTTCCTGGACGGACATCAGAGGCACGTCTTTGAACTTGCAACGGCTCTGCGGGTAGTTCGGATTCTGCTTGGCCATCATCTTCGACCAATCGGTGAAGATGAAGTTGATCCGGATGAAATTCTCGGTGATGCGGTCCACGCCCAGTGGCTGAGTGCACTCGGCATCTGCAAAGCCATTGGTGTTGAGCCACCGATAGATGCTGCCTTGCAGCTTGTAGTCATCGTCCTTGGTTCCGAAGAGCCAGGTCATGGCAGTCGTGGACTTGTTGTCGTGCACGATACCTTCGGCCACCATGTCGAACTTGCCACCGATGGTGAACTCAATGCCACCCACCATGACCTTCTTGAATGCACGCTGTTCCAGGTAGACAGGAATGCTGTTTGGCTTCAAGTCAGCCACAGCAGGGTTCACCAACACACGATCGGTGATCGCTTTGGGGTAGCCCAGCTTCTTCAAGTTGGTATCTTTGCCGTTGATCCATGCTTTTTCGATGGAGTCATGCAAGGAGTGTCCCATAGCACGAGACACGTAATCCGCGAGATCCATCTCCTGTTCTGCGGAGGGCACTCGTCCAGGCAGAACCAAGTGACGAATTGGCTTCATCAACTTGGTGGCTGAGACGTAGTTGTTTGCCTTGACGTAATCGTATTCGTCATGGACCAGCCACACGGCCAGGGCAAGGGGGATGTTGCTGTTGTTCGTGATGTTCATGGAACACTCCATATTGAATTGGGAGACCGCAGCCCAAAGAAAGAGCTGCGGTCTGGGGTCACGCTTTGCGTTCAGCTTTGCGCAGGATCCGGCCCGAGTAATGGACCATCTTCTGTGCAGCACGCAGCGGGGTGTTGCCCGCTTTGCCAGTGCCCTGACGAGCATTGGCAGTACGCCAGATCTCTTTGAAGATGTTCGCTTCATCAGGAGTGAGGGCAAGGGCATCCATGATGTCCTCACACTCAGCCTGGTAGGGAACCTGTTCTTCACGTTGGGGGTGATCCACCTTCACGAGGTAGTAGTTCACCCGACCACCTGAGATCTCGCCTTCACTGCTCTTGTGAGCTGGTGTGTGCAGGGGTCCGGTCATCGTCAGCTTCTTG